GCAAATGGTATACGGCTGAACTGCTTGGGGGGCCGATCCATGCTAATTCAATGGTAGCACAGGCGTTGTTTGAGAAGGCAATGGGTACGGGTCAAGGTGCGGTCACGGCCTGCATTTTCTGGCTGAAGTGTCGGGCCAAGTGGGTTGAGCCGAAGCCGTGGGATGAGGTTCCCGGCCGCAAGGAGCAGTTGCAGCAGGCCGCAAATACGGCCGGTGGGGCGAGTACCGAATGGGCCGATGACCTCGAGGTCGAGAACCGGCCACAGTGATGCTTCAGTTCCTCGACCCTCCTACCCCTAGCCCCGCCCCTGAAAACGCACCAGCGGCCTTCCTAGGGGCTCCTAGGGGCATCGTAGATGGCGTCGAGGACTGGAATACGAGCTGCCTGGATTGGGAAGCGCGGCTACTGGACGGCAGGAGCCTGGTGCCGGAACTTCCGCTGTATGAGGCCGAGGCGGCCAAGGCGCTGCGGGTGTTCAAGCGCCTGCGGCTCCCGGACGTGATCGGGACGCCGACGCTGGGAGAGGCCTGCGGGCCGTGGTTCTTTCCTATCGTGGGCGCCCTGTTCGGTTCATACGATCCAGTCACCAACAAACGTTACATTTCAGAGGTCTTCCAGTTAATTCCTAAAGGAAATTCTAAGAGCTCGAACGGTGGGGCTGTGATGCTGACGGCGCTGATCGTCAACCGCCGGCCCGAGGCGGAATTCCTGTTCGTGGCGCCGACGATGGAGGTGGCGAGCATCGCCTACAAGCAGGCGCGCGGTACCATCCGGCTCGACCCTGAGCTAACCAAATTGTTCCACGTTCAAGACCACATCCGTCGGATCACCCACCGGCGTTCGGGCGCGACGTTGCAGATCAAGGCCGCCGACACCGATGTCATCACCGGTTCGAAGGCGACCGGGACGATGATCGACGAGACCCACGTCTTTGCCAAGAAGGCGAACGCGGCGGATATCTTCATCGAGCTCCGCGGCGCGCTGACCAAGAGGCCGGACGGTTTTTTGTTTCAAACCACGACACAATCCAAGGCGCCACCGGTTGGCACGTTTGCCTCCGAGTTGGAAATGGCGCGCTCGGTGCGGGACGGCAAATGCAGTATGCCGCTGCTCCCGGTGCTGTACGAGCTTCCCGATCGGCTGGCGCGCGACGGCGGCTGGCGGGACCGGCGGTACTGGCCGATCGTCAATCCGAATCTGGGCAGATCGACCAACGAGGACTTCCTGGCGCGCGAGGTGCTGCGGGCCGATGCTGACGGGCCGGCGGCGGTCGCTCTTATCGCATCGCAGCATTTCAACGTTCAAGTGGGGATGAGCCTCCGTGCTGATGGTTGGGCCGGTGCGCATTATTGGTCCCGCGGGGTCGAGCCGGGCCTATCGCTTGATGGCGTGCTTGCGCGCTCGGAGGCGGTGGTCGTCGGCATCGACGGAGGAGGGCTTGACGACCTGCTCGGTATTGCCGTTCTCGGACGGGAGAAGGATACGAAGACGCATCTGGCGTGGACGCATGCGCTCATTTCCCCCGAGGGGTTAGAGCGGCGCAAAGCTAATACCGGGGTTTATGAAAGGTTTCAGGCCGACGGCGACTTAACCGTAGTCGAGGAATTGCCGGATGACATTTCGGCTGTCACAGAAATCGTGGAAAAAGTTAAAGTCGCGAAAAAACTTGCCGGTGTCGGCGTGGACGCGATCGGGATTGGCGGCATCGTCGATGCCCTCGCAAAAATCGGCGTTACGCAGGAGAACAACCTGCTCGCCGGCGTCAGGCAAGGCATCTCGTTGATGGGCGCAATCAAGACGGTCGAAAGAAAATTGGTTGACGGTTCGTTCAAGCACGGCGGCCAAGCAATGATGACTTGGATGGCCGGCAATGCGCGCATCGTGCCGACGCCGACCGGGATGCGGATTGCCAGGGACGATTCGGGTTATGGAAAGATCGACAGTTTGATGGCGTTGTTCAACGCCTCGGCACTGATGGCGACGAACCCCATGGCGCAGAAGCGGCCCGAGGTGAGGTTGTTTTTTGCCTGAAAGCGACTATGGCCGAAAGTGCCGCCAAACGGGACGCGGAAACGCAATTGGATCGGATCGAATGGCTATTGCGCGAACTTCATCGCGACTTTCGCGCACTCAAGCAACGCATTGATATGCTTGAACGCCGGCTGGCGTTAACTGACTGAACAATGCCGTTGAGGGGCAGCATGGGGGGACAATAGCCCCTCAACGATCATGCCGTCGCTGGGTCTAGCGCGGCGGCTGATTGGGCGGCTGCGGCTTCGGCTGATTCGGATTCGGATTTGGTTCGTCCGGCTTGTTCGGATTATTGGGGTCGTTTCCCATCACGTCTACCTCGTAGTTGCCCCACCTGCTCGGCAGGACAACATCGCAGCGGCCAGCAAAGTTCCTAAGAGGCCTCCAATGAACAGGGCTTATTCGCTTCTCACCGTGAAAACGGTGGACGACGACGCACGGGTCATCACCGGCATGGCATCGACGCCGACGCCGGATCGATTGCAGGACGTGGTCGAGCCGATGGGCGCGCAGTTCAAATTGCCGTTGCCGCTGTTGTGGCAACACGACTCAAGCCAGCCGATCGGCCACGTCACCCACGCCAAGGTCGGCAAGTCCGGCATCGAGATCGTCGCCAAGATCGCCAAGGGCGTGACCGCGGAGATCGATCGCGCGTGGGCGCTGATCAAGGCAGGCCTCGTCCCCGGCCTGTCGATCGGTTTCAAGGCGATCGAGCATGAGTTCATCAAGGAGACGAAGGGAATCCGCTTTATCAAGTGGGATTTCTTGGAATTGTCGGCGGTGACCATTCCGGCAAATGCCGAATGCAATATCACCACCATCAAATCGATCGACACTGCGCAGCGGGCCGCGTCCGGCCAATCGAAGCCGCGTCGTGTCGTTCATCTCAACCCGCCCGGCGCCTCGGGACATCCTCAACGGAAGTCCGCCCAGGAGGGCGATATGAAAACCATTGCAGAGCAGATTACAGCTTTAGAAGCGAAACGTTCCGCGAGCGCGTCCCGCATGGAATCGGTGATGCAGAAAAGCCTCGACGAGGATCGTACCTCGGACGCGGCCGAGCAGGATGAGTTCGACTCGCTGTCCGGCGAGGTCGAGGCGATCGACAAGGACTTGGTGCGGCTGCGCAAGATCGAGCAGGCCAAGGCATTTGCTGCCAAGGCGGTGAAAGTCGAGAGGGCCGATGACGGTGCGGCATCGCGTGGCGGATCGATCATCGTCAAGGCACAGCCGATCCTTGAGCCCGGCATTGAACTGGCCCGGCGTGTGAAGGTCAAAATCCTCCAGCGAGTAACAAGCGAGCGCGCGTCAGATGTTGCCGCCGCCATGTATGGCAGCGATAGCGAAGTCGCCGCATTCTACAAAGCCGCCGTTCCCGCCGGCACGACCATCACGGGCAACTGGGCGGCCAACCTTATCGGTGCGGAAACCGGAGGCGCTGCGGTCGCGGCTTTCCTCGAATACTTGCGACCGCGGACGATCCTGGGACGCTTTGGCACTGGTGGGATTCCAAGTTTCACCTCGGTGCCGTTCCGCGTGCCAATCGTTACCCAAACGGGTGCCGGCGCCGGCTACTGGGTCGGTGAAGCGAAAGCCAAGCCGCTCACGTCGTTTGCCTTCACGCGAACGACACTGTTGCCGCTGAAGGTCGCCAACATCTGCGTTCTGAGCATGGAAAGCATCCGGTTCAGCGATCCGAAGTCGGATGCGATCGTGCGCAATCAACTGGCAGAAGCATTGCGGGCAAGGCTCGATACCGACTTCATCACGCCGTCGAAGACCGCGGTGACCAATGTCTCGCCGGCTTCTATCACCAACGGTGCCGCAACGATTGTATCTACGGGTGATGATGCCGATGACATCCGGTTGGATGTTCGCTCGCTGCTTGCCAAATTCAACGCGGCGAATAATCCGCCCTCGACTGCCGTATTCATCATGACATCAAGCTGCGCTCAGGCTTTGGCCATGATGGTCAATCCGCTCGGTCAGCCGGAATTCCCCAGCATGGGTTCAACCGGCGGAACGGTTTACGGCATCCCGGTGATCGTGAGCGATTATGTTCCTGCCGGCCTTGTTGTGCTGGTCAATGCCTCGGACATTTTCCTCGCGGATGATGGCGATGTTTCCGTCGATACCAGCATGGAAGCCTCGCTCGAAATGTCGGATGCTCCAGCACACGATTCGAGTACACCGACAGGTGCTTCGCTTGTCAGTCTCTGGCAAACCAATAGCGTCGGCGTAAAAGCCGAGCGCATGATCAACTGGATGCGCGGCCGATCGCAGTCCGTCGCCTATCTGACCAGCGCCGACTGGGGCGGCCCGGTCCACACCGCCTAGGGCTGGCCCAAGGGAGCGGGTGGCCTCCTCCGCTCGCTCCCACACCTCGGAGCACTCCGATGAAATTGCGCAAGCTCATTACGACCAAGCCGCATAAGTATGGCACTCGGCATCTCACCGCCGGCGAGGAATACGAGGTGCCGGCCAGGCATGCGATCGCGCTGGTCGCGGTCAAGAAAGCGAGGTTTGTGCCGGACAAGCCGGTGCGCGCCGCAACGGTTGATCAACAACTCGTGCATGAATCCGAGGATAGTATTGCCGGTTCCGCAACGACAGAGGCGACCCTCGACAGCCTACGACTGCAAGCCACGCAACTCGGCATCGATATCGACGGGCGCTGGGGCGTAGCCCGGCTGCAGCATGAGATAGCGCAGGCAAAACGCTGATGCGCATTTTCGGCCTGCCGATTCCGTTCACCGGCGAGAAGCAAAAGGCGCTCAACTCGCTGCCGATGGATCGCGGCGGCTGGTATCCGCTGATCCGCGAGCCGTTCACCGGCGCCTGGCAGCGCAACATGGAGATCAATGTCGACACTGCGTCGTCATTCCATGCCGATTTTGCATGCAAAACTTTGATAGCAAGAGACATCGCCAAGCTGCGTGTGAAGCTGGTCGAGAAGGATAAGAACGACATCTGGTCGGAAACGACCAGCCCGGCGTTCAGCCCGGTGCTGCGGCGGCCCAACGAATACCAAACCCGGAATCAGTTCTGGGAATGCTGGGTTCTGTCCAAACTATCGCGCGGCAATACCTATGTTCTGAAAGTGCGCGACGACCGCAACGTCGTTACCGCATTGCATGTGCTCGATCCGACGCGGGTGCAGCCGCTGGTGTCCGACGACGGCGCCGTGTTCTATCGCCTCTCCAGCGATAACCTCGCCGGCATCGATGATATCGTCGTGCCCGCGCGCGAGATCATTCACGATCGGTTCAACTGCCTGTTTCATCCGTTGGTCGGGACGCCGCCGGTCTTTGCCAGCGGGCTTGCGTCAATGGTTGCCATCAATGGACAGAAAGCGTCCGCACTGCTGTTCGAGAATGCTTCGGTCCCCGGCGGAATTCTTACGTTGCCCGGCGAGGTCAATCAGGAAGAGGAACAGCGGTTCAAAGAACAATGGGAATTGCGGTTCTCGCGATCTAACCTCGGCCGCGTCGCGGTGATGACCGGCGGCGTGAAGTACGAAAAAATGACAATGACGAACCTTGAAGTGCAGATGATCGAGAAT